AGAAGACGAGCATCGTGGGGTAGTCGGCCTTGATGCTCAGGTACTGCTGCATCATGGGGGTGTGGCGAGTTTCAACCCCTTTCCTAACAGGTTGATTCTCCGCAAAATTCTTAGTCAAGTCCTTGATTTCGCTATGCATTCCCGCCATCCCACATTTCATTGCTTTGCTATCTGCGCATATCCACATATAGCGACACTCAACATTTTGGCGTAGTATTTTCGGTCATCGCGTACAATGCTACGCCGACGATTTCCGAAATTTTGAAAATGCTACGCCAAGATGTCCTTTGATCCCAGAGCCGCGAAGCTCCTACAGGCGGGGGAGCATATCACGTTTGCGGACCATCCCGGCCTGCGCCTCGAGGCGCGGGCCAAGTGCCGCACGTGGATTTACCGCTATAAATCCCCCAGCGATGGCAAGATGAAGCAGGCCAAATTGGGGCAATGGCCAGCGATGTCATACCACAAGGCGGTCACTGAATGGGAGCAGGTCAAGACCCAGAACCGGGCCGGTCGCGAGCTGGCGGCTGAACGGCAGCAAGCGCGTGAGGCCCAGCGAGCGGCCGCCGAAGCGGAACGGGCGCGGAAGAAGCGAGAAGGCTACCTGGTGCGGCACGTCATCGACGACTACTGCGAACACCTTGCGCGGGTAAGAAAGGCCAAGGGCGCCGCGGAAGGCAGGCGCACGCTGGTGAAGGGCGCGGAGCCGATCGCCGAGCTGCCGGCCGGCGACCTGACCCGGGCGGCGGCCTTCGATCTGCTCGAACTCTACGTCGACACGCCGGTCCAGTGTGGCAAGCTGCGTGCCGAGCTGGCTGGAGCCTGGGACTATGCGCTTGACGCCGGCCGGCTGCCGGAAGACACGCCTAATTGGTGGCGACAGATCATGCGCGGCCGGCTCAAGAGCAAGGGGAAGCGCATTGCGGGCGTGACCATTGGCACGGCCAAGCGCACACTGTCACAGGATGAGCTGCGCGTCCTGATTGCGTTCCTGCCGAATTTTTCGCGCAACGTAAGCGACGTCCTGACCCTCTACTTGTGGACCGGTGCCCGGGGCGCCGAAATCGTCCAGATGGAGGCGCACGAGATTGCGCAGGAGGATGGCGTGCTGTGGTGGACGTGCCCGAAGGCCAAGACAAAGAACGCGCGCTTCGACCAGGCGGCCGACTTCCGGGTGCCGCTGTTTGGCAAGGCTCGCCAGGTCGTCGAGCGCCGCCTGGCGGTCGAGAAATCCGGCTATCTGTTCAAGCCGGTGAAGAAGAGTGAGGGACACGTGCAGCAGAAGGTCGTGCAGACCTCGGTGTACTACCACATGCCGTATTCGATGACCAATCCTGAGGTGGAGCGTCCGCGCCTGCCTGTCACGCGATGGTCACCGCACGATCTGCGTCGCACGGTCAGGACGCAGCTGGCGGCGCTGGGGTGCCCGAAGGACGCGGGCGAGGTGATGCTGGGGCACATGCTGCCCGGCGTCGAGGGCGTCTATAACCAGCACGACTACGACGCCGAGAAGGTTGTCTGGCTCACGAAGTGGAGCCAGGTTCTGGAGTCGCTTTCCTGATGCCGGCGTTGACTGGCGGGAGCAGGTCGGATACCGGTCGCGACTCGGACCACTCCTCGACTTCGCGCATCAGCCAGCCCACGCGTCGGCCAGAAATGACGCGCGGCTTTGGGAAGCTGTTCTCGCGGACGAGCTTCTGTATCGTCGCGGTGGAGAGGGACACGACGTCTGCAACGGTCGGGAGATCGAGAAGAAGTGGTGGAACCTTCATGATATTTCCTAGTACTTTTCAGTGCCGAGATAACCGGCCTGTTGATCCGTCGCTATTGCGTCGGCCGCGCTGGTGGCGGGGGATCGGCTGTCAATGATGGCCTCAATTGCCTCGCGCGCCTCTTCGGCGGTCGCAGGCTGAAAATCATACTGGTCCGTGCTGGCTGACCAGCCGCAGTTGCCGATGCGAGGGAATTGTCCTGCTTTGTAGGGGCGAGGCAGTTCGGTATTCCAAACAGAAACCACCTCGCCCTTGCGAGTGACATCCTTCCAGCCGTCACCGTTGATTTTCCCGATGCCCTTCAGCACCTGTCCGTCCGCATTGCCAGCGTCAGCATTTTCCGTCGCGTCGGAAGGCGCAACAGCGGCGACAGGGCCGATGGCGAAGCGCGCGAAGCTGTCGCCCTTCGGGCACTCTGCCGAGTGGAGCACGGTGGCACTGCCATCCGCGTGCGGCTGCATGACGTTGATGTGCACGCCTTCGTCGTTGTTGCTCACGCCGATGCACAGCTCGGCCGGCGCTGCGTCTTGCAATGCATGCGCCGATGCGCTCAGCCGCGACAGCAGCTCGTCGAGGCGTTCAAAAGGCTCGCCCTCACGTGGCGCACCGCTGTACTTCTGGACGGCCTCGCGGATGCCTTCCCACACAGCCTGCAGCTTGGAGGTATGTCGCTTCAGCGATTCTTTGTGCCACGCGAGGTCATCGGCATGCGCTGTCTCGGGTGCGTGCCCGAACTCAGCAACGATGTCGGCGGCCAGTTGCGGATGCCTCGCTTCGCATGCAGCGGCATACGCGCGCATTGCAGCCGGCGCGTGCTGGTCGTGCGTTAGGTCCAGCACGAAATAGCGGCAGCCGCAGTGCTTTCCTTCGGGGTGGTCGCTCCCGTCGACGCGACGGACATCGAACTTACGGTAAAGGCCCTGTTGGTAGGCGCCTTTCGATGGGTCGCGCTCGGGAAATGCCTGCGCCGCAGCGGATGTTCTGTCGGCCAGCCCGTCGTTGTAAGCACGATCCACCTGGCATTTTACGGTGTCGTAAACGCGCTGCAGGGTGTCGTAGCGTTCCTCGATCATTTCCAGCGCAACCTCTGCCGCCTCCGCTGCGGTGGTGCGTGCCATGCAGGAACCGGCGGCAAACCAGCCGGTGTTGTACGGGATTTCGTCATCGTACGTGACGCCGAACGCACGCAGCGCCGCCAGGAGATCATCCGTGTTGGCAGCGGCTGGTCGCGGCGATTCGGTCCATCCTACAGCAGTGCTCTTGTGCACAATCACGGCGTCGATGGGTGCACTAACGGGTGCGCCATTGGTCGCGCTAGCTTCGCCCGGTTTGGACAGCGGCGCCCAATGGGTAATCAGGTGATCGCGATGCCAGAAAACATCAGCGTCCGTATTCCAGCGAACGGCGCGGTCTTCGATGCCTTGGCCGCCGCGCCGCAGGTCGGCGACGGACCAGTGGACTTCCTTGTCAGCCCATCCGCAGACCAGGACACGGGCGCTGCACGCAACGAACTCGTGCGGCGGATCACCGATCGGGATCAGTTTCGGCATCCGGTCCTTGACGCTGACCCAGTCCAGGTCGATGCCTGTCGGTACGGTGGTAGCCACGGTGTTTTCGTTATTGGTCATGATTCGGTCCTGTTTTAGTTGCCGCGGTTCCAGCTGCGCTCACGTGCCGCATCCCAGTAGCAGAATTGGATGAACGAGTCGAAGCCATCGCCATACTCCAGATAGCGCTCATATCGGGCCGCGTGCCGGCTGGGCTTGCGTACCGTGCCCATCTCGCCGTATTCGACTTCGCTCGTCGGGTGGCAGTTGAGAATCACGCCTGGCTTGTCCGCATCGAAGTTCACGCCGATGTAGTGACCGCGATCCGCCGCGATAACGCCGGGCTTGCCGCCGACCACGACGCGGCGCCCGATGGCGGCTGGCACACCGTAGTATTCGCGCACGTATTCGAGGGCCATCACGCTGTACCTCCAGCAGCGGAGCTATCGTCCTTGCCGCCGTCTGGTGCGGCGGGCAGAAGCTGCACGATATCGGTCGGCGTCCCGATCGCCGTTACGCTCTCCTCACCCTGTGGCACTCCCGCCGGCTGTGGGATGGAACCGGGCGACAGAACGATGACCGGTACAACTGGACGGCGATACTTCTCCGCCAAGGGCTCGACCTGATCGCGCCGGCGGGACCAGATGATGACGTTGCCGCTTTCAGCGAGTACTGCCCACGCGAAGCGGCCCCCATCGGGGTTGAGAATATTCAACGCCTTCACTGCCGCCTCGGCCTGCGTACGCGCATCGTCGAGCGCATTGTGATGCGTCCCCTTGCTGCGGTCGACCTTCACGCCGGCTAGGTCATACAGAGTGCGGGTGTCGCGCACGTTCCAGTACTTCCACGGTGGCGTCATGCCGCAGGCGCGGTACGCAGCGTCGAGCAGCGGCGGGTCGAAGTTCGCGCCTTGGCTCCACGGCCGCTCGGCGCGCACCAGGTTGAACCAGTTCGAAAACTGTTCCAGGACGGTCGCCAGCGGTGCGGCATCGTTGCGGAACGCAGCCGCGCGGGCGGCGTCGCTCTGCTTCGCCCACCAGGCATCCGTTTCCGGATCGATGTGCAGCCCGGCGTCGAGGCAGGATTGCAGCAGCACCGGGGCGTAGAAGATCTCACCGAGACCGGCCCGACCGAACGTCACGGCGCCGATGCTCAGGATCGCGGCGCCGGGAGTCGTGCCCATCGTCTCGATGTCGATCATGACGTCCGGCAGCTGGCCGACGGTGCCGCCGTGGTTGATTTCATTGTCTACGACGAACCAGCGCCGTTCCTGCGTATCCTTGGGGAGGAAATCGCGGCTGGAAGTAACGTGAACAAAATTGATTTTGCGTGCTTGGTCATCCATGGTTCGCCTCCTCGGCTGCTTCTTGTTTCGTGGTCTTGATCTGAACTTCGCTGCTGTCGATCCCATCGCGAAATCCGGCCAGGTACACCAACATCGCGACCCGGCCACCGTCGTGATACATGGTCAGCCCGTTGATGAACTGGTGCCGGCCCTGGTGCACAACCGGCCTGCAGCAATGGGCGGACTTCAACAGCTGGGCATGGTGTTTGTAGGCGTTCGGGTCGAGCGGTTCGACCTGGTCGGCGTTGACGGGCCCCATCATGCGACTCTCCGGCCATCGAGCGGCGCCAGCGCCGGCGCCGGCGTCGACGGCGGCAGCGTGTTTTCGTTGAAGTCGCTCATATCAAGGCCGCGCATCAAGTAGTCGCGGAAGGCGTCCACGCCTCCGTTGGCGATCTCGTACGCGATCGCCGCATAGAAGCCGCGCGGACGTGCCGGCGGGACTTCGACGACGACGAAGCGGCGGCTGCCGGCGTCTGTCGGTAGGAAGTCTTCCTGGTCCGACAAGTAGACGAAATTCAGGCGATTGACGACCGCGCGGGGCTCGTGGCCCTTGAGAGTGATCACGAAGGATTCGGCCGCGTGGAAGGCCTTCATGCGTTCCAGATGGCGCGGAGCGTAGTCGCCGTCCACCACGACCAGGTTGGCGCCCACGGCCCAGTAATTGAATTTGCTGTGCAGATCGTTGGGCTTGATCATCGCCGCATTCTCGTCGTACATCGCCGCGGCGACGTACTTGAAGAAAAGGCTTTTACCCGAGCCTTGGCCGCCGTTGAACACGAGCGCGGTCGACATCTTCGCGCCCGGGTTTCGCAACGGGTAGGCCAGCCAGCGCAGGACGTACAGTTGGAGGTCGTCGTCCATGTCGCACAGGTGTGCAAGCAGTGTCAGGATATTGCCGCAGTAGGCTGGCCGTGCAGGGCCAGGAGCCGTTTGCTGGGCCGCACGAATGCCCAGAGCGTTGTATAGGCGAGCAATGCTGGAACGCACGTTGTTGATGAGCAGTTTCATGTTGATCCTCAGTTTGTGGTGAGCGGTTCGTTTGAAGTAATGCTGGGCCAGTCTGGGTGCTGCTTGAGCCAAGGCGCGATGGCGTCCGCCAGCTCGGTCAGCGCATTGGCGTTTTCGCGCAGCTCAGTCGTAACCAAGTCGACATGGGCCGTGTATTGGCGCGCGCGCCAGTAAGCAAGCTGCTTCGAAAGTTCGCGCCGGGCGTCGAGCAAGGCCCGCGCGATCGCGCTGACCGTGTGTTCGCTGAGCTTCATGGCTTCGCCTTGACGGATTGCTTGGGGGGCTTTTTCGCGGGCGTACTCGCCGCCTTTTTCGAGGTGGCCGGCGCCTTCGGCTGTGCCTTCTTGCGTGCGGGTTGCGAGGCCTTCTCGGCTGCAACCTTGGTGTCCTCGAGGACCATCGCGGCCAGCTGCTCGGCATCGGCCTGGTCATCGGTTTCCGTTGCATGCTTGGCAGCATGCGTTTCTTGACTTTGGTCGACCGCGACTGTGACCGGAACTTCGGTGGCCAATGCCAGCTCTTCAACCTGGTCGACGTCAACGACCGGCGTGTCGATCGACGCCGTGGCATCGGCTTGTTCAGCGGCCAGTGGTGCGTCCAGAGAGGTCTCCTGTTTTGGCAGGATATCCAACACCAGCACAAAGCCGTGGTCGCGCCAGACGTAACCAAGGCTCGTCGCGGCCTGCTCGAGTTGTCCGGTCAAATCACCGCGCGTGCTGGCGTTGATGGCGTCATTTAGATCATTGATGCGGCGCGGCTTTGCTTTGAGGAATTCGACAAGGTCGCCGTACTGCATGTTGGTAACGTTGATCGGCGTCGGGAACAGTTCTTCGCGGACCTGATCTGGATCGATGCTTTCGTAGCGCGCCATGGCGGTGACGAACTTGAAGCTGTCGTTCTCGGCATCGCGGTGTTTGAAGTGCCACTGGTCGACCGAAAGCAGCTCGCCGACTAGCAGATCGATTAGAAGCAACTGGACTTCCGACATGCTGGCCTGATCGATATAGTCCTGCACCGCCTCGTCCGGACTCGTGTCGAACTGGTAGATGTCTTCGAGTAGATCGTCGGGCAACGGATGCGTTACAACAGTCAGCTTCGTGAGCTCTCGCAGCGCTTCCAAGGTGAAGCCGCTGGTCGCGCCATGTTTGCGTAGCCGCTTGTACAACTCGATGCGGAACTTGGTCTCGCGTGCGGCCAGTTCGTGGTCGGATGGTCCGGATGCCGGCGCGGGGACTGCGCTCGTGTTCGGAAATGGCCACGATTCGGCCGGCGTCGCCTGATTCGATTGTTGCGAGGACTGCGCCTTCATCCGCGCAGCATGCGCCTCCACGGTCTCGCAGGCGCCCGATGCCTCAAGTGCCTTCTGGATATCGTCGCGGTTGTAGAGCGCGACGAGGGCTCCCTCGGAATTTTTTCCGTACGCGATGACCGGTGGGAGATTTGTGCCAAGCCATTTTTCGACGGTCCCAGCGTTACGAGTGCTAGGAGCATTGCGCGCGAAGTGAATAATGGCGGCTTCCCCACAAACAAGACTTCCGCCGTTGTGCCCCCATGCCCGGGCCATCGCGAAGTTGTTCTCTTCGCCCTCCAGTACACGAATCCCTTTCTTGTTCGCTGCGACGATTTCAGAGGCAAAGTGCGCGGCCTTTTTCTCGGCAAAGCATTCGGGGTCAGTGCAGACGTCTGCACTGATGCCTTCGAAAATTTCCGGTTGGTTCCCAGTGCGTTTCGGGCATTTTGTGCATGAACCAGCAGACGCCAAGAGCTTCGCATCCTTGATTGGGAATACTGCTTTCCTCAGGTCGAGCATGTACTTGCTCTGCAGGTGCTGCTGTGCCTGACGAACCGACATCGGCTCGGGCCGGTATATGTCGGTTGCGGTGATTTCCTTCAAGGCCTGAATCTGGAGCTTTGGAACAGGAATCCTCGCAATCAAAAGCGCGGTAGATGCCGGGATCGTGTTATCGAGGAACGGTTCGCGCACTTCGTTCGTCAGCGCGCACAGCTTGAGGCGACCGTAGATGTAGGCGCGGCTCTTCTTCACCTCGTCGACCAGCTGGTCCGCCGTGAAGCCGTGCTGCAGCATGAGGAGCTGGTAGCCCTCGGCCTCTTCCATCGGGTGCGGGTCTTCGCGCTGCAGGTTCTCGAGGATGCGGATCTTCGCGGCGTCCAGGTCGCTGAGGCGGCGGCACAAGGCCGGGATATGCGTCAGCCCAGCGATTCCGGAGGCGCGCCACCGGCGTTCGCCGGCGACGATTTCGTATTCCTCCGGGGCATCCGGGGTCGGGGTAACAGGGCGAATCAGGATCGCCTGCGCAACGCCCATTGCCTTGATACTTGCTGCCAGCTCGTGCAGCGCCGGTTCGTTGAATCGCTTCCTGTTGTCCGGCGAGGGGCGAATCTTCGCGCGTTCATACAGGCCGTACACACCCTGATCGAAGACCAGTTCGTCGACGACGATCGGCTTCTCGTTGTTGGCCACTGCGAGTGCGGTATTGCTCATATTTTTTTCCTGAAAGTGGTGGGAGTTGGGGATCTGTTACCGATAGCCGTGGGCATCCAGCACCTGCTGCATGTTCGAGCCCTCCCACGAGCCCGGTCGGCTGTTCGTCATGGCGGCGTCCTGGGCGAGCATCAGCAGCAGGCCCTCGACATCGAGCTCGCCGTGGCTGGTGAAGCCGTCGTTCGCCTTGTGGATGCGCGTGCAGCTGTCGGCCACGACAACGAGATCGTCGTAGACGGCCTGGGGGATCTGCAGCTTGATGGTCTTGGTGCTCATGCGGGCTCCATGTGAGGGGTTAGTGATTTTTTGCGCGAGCCCTGCTTGGGCTCGTTCGGGGTGTAGAACCCCATGTCGAATTCGATTCCGCCAGGCGTGCGGATGTGGACGAGCCAAGCCGTGAAGCCTTTTTTCGGCTGATGTTGCGGCGGGATTGGGTTGCAGACGTGGTATCCGCGGGACCGCATGAGGTGCAGCACGCGCGGCAGGTGCAGGCGTACGCCGTCCTCCGAGACGTCGGTGGGCGTGCAGACGTGTGCACTGCAGAAACGGGCGAGCTCACCCTGGTCCCGGGCGTTTTCGAGCGCCTGGTGCAGTTCGCCCGTGCCGAGTGGCGTGGTGCGGGTGCGCGCGTTCGGGGCGCGGGTCGATTTCGCGGTCACAGTTCCACCACCGTGATGCCAAAAGTCGCTTCGTCGCTTTGGTAGGCGGCCGTGTAGTCGTAGACCATGGATGCCGTCCTGCCGATCGCGAAATGGCAGGACGCGCCGTTGGGCGTCCGAACCGTTACGTGAAATGCTCTCATGCGTACCCCGCTATCAAAAGTTGATAGCGTGGAATATACGCTAGAAAAACTAGTAAAACAAGAAAAACTAGTATTTCGCGGCGCGCTGACCTTGCGATTGAATATGTTCAGACGTAAAAAAGCCCGCTGAAGCGGGCATGTTCAACAAATGTCAGAGGATGGGTTACCGGTCCCCGACGATGCTAAGAATCTGTCGATCTAACGCCTTGATTTCGGCAACGTCCCGCGCAAGTTTGTCCAGGTGCTCAAGGATGGGGATGGCCCGAAGGCGCGCAACGATTTCTGCATTCATGCTTCGGCCATTTTTCTCGGCCGCGTCTTGAAGTTCAAGATGAAGATCTGGTGGTAGGCGTAGTGCTGTCTGTACGTAATTCTGCTGGGAGGGCTTGGGGACGGGAGGTGTCTTCATCGCGCGATTCTTGCGCGATGAGTTCACATTGTGTTGTTCGTGCTTCCAAAATGGAAGCAGTTGTGACACTTGGTGAGTATTTTGGCATCTTTGCGGCGCGACCATATGCATTTTGCATCGATGAAGAACTTAAACCGATGGATTGCTGCGTATGAGCAAATGGACGCACGTCGTAGGAGGGAAAGCTTGGCCATCGCGGAAGCGACAGCAGTAGCGCACCCTGCGGAGCCACCGAAAACAATCACCAAACTACAGCTTGTTTCCAGCAACAGCGGGGCTGGCGATACGAGGCATGGTTTCCGCAGTTCTAAGGATAGCCGCGCGGCCGTCGTCATCTGTCGTACGGAATAAGGTCAAAAGATAGTTTTCTTGTGACGTTACCCATTGAGTGTGAAGCGGCTCATTGGCTGGTCGTGCGACGCTGCTCGCTTCGTCGGGGTGTTGGCGTTCATGGTCTTCGCTGTCCCCATGTAAAAGCCACTTGGTCGTCACTTGTAATGCGGCGGCAACCTTGTCGATCCTATTGCGATTTGGTGCAGTTCCCCCTTCCTTTTCCCATAGTTGAACCGTTTGCCAGCTCACGCCGACGAGGTCGGCGAGCGCTTGGTGGCTCTTCAGCCCTAGGGCAAGGCGGCGTTCCTTAATGCGGCTATGGATACTCATGCCGGCACTATGCCTACAAGAATTTATTGTGCCAATACATAAATTTCTTGTATCTGCTAGATTTTCTAGTACAATTGCCGGCATGAAAAAGACCACTCCTTGTGTCGGGCTGCAAAAGGCGATCGCGGAATACCCTACGTTACGCGCGTTCGCGGATGCTTTAGGTGTTCGCTATCAGGTAGTCCAGCAATGGCTTCGTAACGGGGTGCCAGCGGAGTACGCGCCAGAAATCGAAAAATTGGTGCAGGGGAGGGTGCGTTGCGAAGAATTGAATAGCCGGGTCGATTGGACCTACCTGCGCTCGACTGGTGTCGGCTCGCTTTCGACGAATGGCGAGGCGTAGACCATATGCACCAGCCCCAGCAAATGCGTCGGAACCTGTTCGCATCCGCCGAAGGTTCGTTCCGAGTCGACGTTCAACCCCTCACCGGCATCAATCACCTTCCAGCACGGCTGCTCGCCGTCGGCGGGTCCGCCCGCAATCTGGCGCGCGATCAGTGCCAGGCGCAAGCCCCGCAGCACCACGAACAAATACGGCTCGATTGTGCGCACGAATCCCCGGTCGTGCCACTGCACCAGATGCCGCCTGCGAACTGCGTCAACAAGATTCATTTGTCGATTTCCAGATATCAAGTTTCAACGACGCAACTTTACTTTCAAGTAAATATTTGCAAAACCAAAATAACGTAGGGGGATGTATGGAATTGCGCGACGCAAAACTCAAGATGATCGGCAAGGTTCGCGGAACCTGGGAGGTCGCGGCGGCGTACCTGGGCATGACGGTCAGCGCACTGCGTAACCGGGCCTATGAAACGAAAGGCCAAGTGCTTAGCGAGGATCATTGCCTGGCCCTGCAGGAATTGTCTGGCACGACGCTGTATGCCGAGGCGATTGCTACCGCATCGGGCGGCGTGTTCCTCAAGCTGCCGGACGATCTGTCGTGTGAAAACGAGGTCTTGATGAGGAAGTTCAACGATCTCTATGCCGAACTCGGCACGTTCTCGCGACACTTCACGGAGGCCACGGCCGACGAAGAGATTGACCAGGACGAGAAGGCCATGCTCGAGGCGGACGCCGCACGGATGCACAAGGTGCTGGCCGAGCTGGTCGCTCTGGTGTTCCGGATTTACACGCCGCAGGCGCCCCGGGAGGTCGCATGATCGCGCCGATCAAAGGCCCCACCAAGGGCAGCGGCGCGTACACGGCCCTGCAGCATCTGCAAAATGTGGGCGGCCAGGCCACTCCGGCCGACTTGATGACCCAGTTGGTCTGGTCCGACACGCCTGGCCGGTTCCAGAGGCTCATTGTCGGCCCGCTCGAACGCCAGCGGCTCGTATTGCGCCGGGATGACCTCGTGGCGCTCACGAACCGTGGCGTGACGTTCCTGACGCCGTCCGCCGAGGCCGCCGCACCGGTTCCGCCTGGTCCTTATGCGGCGCCGTTCCAGCCGCTTCGCGCGCTTCATCGTCCAGCTGCACTTGCGTTGCGGCCTGGTGCGGCCGACTACCGAACCATCCCATCGCGCATCGGCGAGCACGTCATTGCCCATGGAAAGAAGGCCGTAGCGTGACGCTTGAGGATTTTTCGTCAGTCGGGCGCGCAGCGCTCGACTCTATTCTGATTCTCCTGCAAGAGTGGTTCCCGCAAGGCGTCCAGGAAGGGCACGAGTTCTGCATCGGATCGAGGGCCGGCGAAGCCGGACAGTCGCTGCGCGTGCGCCTCACCGGCGCCAAGGCGGGGGTTTGGTCCGACTTTTCCGACGACGCCGCAGGCGGCGACCTGATCTCGCTCTATGCATACGTCCACGACCTCAAGCCCGGGCAGGCCTGCAAGGCCCTCGCCGATCGCCTCGGCATCACGATCACGCCCGGCGCCGGCCAGCGCGGCAACGGCATCAAGCCGATCGCCAAGACTGCGCGAGCACGACCTGATCCCGCGCCTGCGCCAGCGGACAAAGGGGTAGGAGCACCGGCCGAGGGAAAGAAAAAAGCGACCTGGACGCCGATCATGCCGGTGCCTGATGACGCGGGGCCGTACCCGAAGGCGCACCTCGTCCGAGGCAAGCCCGAGGCGCACTGGGAGTACCGCGACACGGACGGCCAACTGCTCGGCGTGATCTACCGCTTCCGGCGCTCAGACGGCGTGGGCAAGGAAGTGCTGCCCTGCGTGTTCGCCAAGACCGATACAGGCCGGCGCGAATGGCACTGGATGGCGTTCCCCGAGCCGCGGCCGCTGTACCTGCGTGGCCCGCACCGCCCGGACGTGCCCGTCCTGGTGGTCGAAGGCGAGAAATGCGTCGATGCCGCGGCGGCGCTGCCGTCCATGAACGGGATCTTTGAAATCCTTTCCTGGTCAGGCGGCGGCAAAGCCGTGAAGAAATCCGACTGGTCGGCCGTCCGTGACCGCGACGTGATCCTGTGGGCGGACGCCGATGCGAAGGTCTACAAGGAAGGCCACGAGCACGCCGGCCAGATCATGCCGGAGGCTGAGCAGCCGGGCATGAGCGCGATGCTCAAGATCGCCGAGATCCTGCGTGCACAGGGCTGCAACGTGCTGTTCGTCGACATCCCGCCGCCCGGGCAAATGCCCGATGGCTGGGATGTGGCGGACCTGATTGCCGGCGGCGCCACGGAGGAGGACGTCGTCCAGTGGGCGACCAGGTTGCGACCGGCGGAAGCGAGCGCGCCGGCGCCGAGCAGCGCGGCGCCGACCGACCAGAATGACGCGGCGGCCGGCGACGACGTGCCGGCCTGGTTTGACGAACAGTCGGCGGGGCAGGCGGACACCGCTTCCACCCCTTTGCCGGCTGGCGCGGGCGGCGGATCGCGCGACGCCCTGCGGGCCAAGCTGATTCCGACGGCCAATGGCGGGATCAAGGGATGCCGCGAGAACGTGTACATCGTGCTAGAGAGGGACGACAAGCTGCGCGGCTTGGTCGGACTGGACCTGTTCAGCGGCCTGCAGGTCAAGCTGCGCAAGACGCCCTGGGCGAGCACGCCGGGCGAGTGGACAGAATCGGACGACTTCGAGCTGGGCATGTACCTGGCCCAGAACTATGGCCTCGTCCTGGCCTCGGTGGGCGATATCGAGCGCGGTGTCGCGCAAGCGGCACGTCGTTACCAGTTCGATCCGGTCATCGATTACTTCAACCGCTGCGCGGAAGGCTGGGACGGCCAGCAGCGCGTCGCCACGGCGCTGTCGCGCTACTGGGGCGCGGCCGATTCGGAATACCTGCGCCTGGTGTCGACGATGTTCTTCATCGGCATCGTAATGCGCGGCTACAAGCCGGGAGTCAAGAATGACCACGCGCCGGTGTTCGAGGGCGGGCAGGGCCAGGGCAAGTCGACCGCCCTGAAGGTGCTGGGTGGCGACTGGTTCGCCGACACGCCGTTCCGGATGGGCGACAAGGACGGCTACCTGTCGATCCAGGGCGTCTTGCTGTACGAGGTCGCCGAGCTGGAGCAATTCAACCGATCCGAGGTCACCGCCATCAAGGCGTTCATGTCCAGTACCGTCGACCGCTTCCGGGAGCCGTACGGCCGCCGCATGAAGAACGTACCGCGTCGCTGCGCGTTCGCCGCGACGACGAACGAGGACGCGTACTTCAAGGATGGCACCGGTAACCGGCGCTTCTGGCCAGTCCAGACGGGCGGCATCGACATCGAGGCGCTGAAGGCGGACCGGGACCAGTTGTTCGGCGAGGCCATCGCGTTGATGCGTTCCGGTGTGCAGTGGTGGCCGACGTACGACCAACAACAGCGCCTCATCGGCCCGATGCAGGACGATCGCGAGATCCCGGACCCATGGCGCGGCCGGATATGGGAGTACTGCGAGGGCGTCGATTCGGAAGGCAAGCCGATGTCGGCCGGGCCGCTCAAGCGCGTCACGGCGCGCGAGCTGCTCACCAGGGCGCTGCACTTCGAGCTCTCGAAGATCGGCCCCGCGCGGGCCGAGACGATGCGCGTGGGCGCGATCATGCGCAAGTTCGGTTGGACGAAGCATCGCGAGTCCGGTGGCGCGCGCGAGTGGTACTACGAACGCCCCGTGGCGGAAGCGGAGCAAGGGGCACCCAAGGCCGGAGGGGACGATGAGCCGCTCCCGTTTTGATCAACGAGCCGGCGCCGTGCCGGCGTCTCACCAGGGATCGTGGGCGCATTTTGCGCAGGCGGAAAAGGTGATGGCGTCGACCAGGTACGCCGGCTCGTCCAACGTAGGACGGCTATCCGTCCAACCTTGCAGTTTTGAGGTTGGACGGCTGAAACCCGCATGGATACTGGCTTCGTCCAACCGTCCAACCTCGCCAACCGGGCCGCGCCCGCACGTACACCCGCGTACGCGTATACGCGTGCGACGAGTGGGAAGGCTGGTTCCCGCCGCTGGTAAAACAAAAAAACAGGTTGGACAGGTTAGGAGGTTAGACAAACCCAGCATCCATGCGGGTCTCAGCCGTCCAACCTCTTGGACTAACCATTTTGAGGTTGGACAGATTGAGGAGGAAAAGCGATGACGAAGGGAAGTTTGAGGGATGTGATGCCGGTGACGGCGGCGCTGATCGATGAATACCGGGCGGTATTCGGCAGGGAGAATATCGACGACGTCCTGCGCAGGGCGAGGAAGGGTGAGCCGGTGTTCTACGCGGAAGAGAACGGTCACACGTTCGGGACGCCCAGTCCGCCACGGCACCGGGTGCAGTGGGATGAGCGAGGGCTGCCGTATGTGGTCGAGCAGAAGGACCGGAAGTAGGGACGTGAGAGATCGGCGCCGTAGAGCGCCAAGGACTGAAAGGACAAGCGATGGGAACGATGATGGAAATGGATGCGATTTTTGGGAGCGCCGGGCAGGCCGTGCACGTGGCGTTCGTGGTGATGAGCCAGCCTGCGATGCAGGACGCGCCGTTGCGTAAGGCGCTGATCCGGGTGTTGGAGTCGATCCGGCTGGATGGCAACCAACGTGGGTGGCTGGAGCAACTGCGTGGCGAGTCGTCCGACTCGGTCAACTTCGGCGGTCTGTCCAGCGCCGAAGTGCGCGCGCAGTGCGTGATGATCACGCAGGCGGTCAAGCACTTGCCGTCGCCGGAGATGTGGGTCTTACAAGCCAAGTACGGCTATGTCGAGTTCGAGGATACCGCTCACGACGAGCTGACGGGCCTCCAGCTGGTCGACGCGCTGCAGCGTGCACAGGCCGGGGTCGACGCCGCGCGCAAGAAGTTGCAGCAGGCGAGGGTCTCGCTCGAGGCGGCGCGAGACCAGTACCTGGCGTGCGAGGGGCGCGTAACACGCGCCGAGACCGAGGCCACGGTGCGTGAGCAGTACTTCGCCGCGCGCGACGACGTGCGCGACCAGGGCGGCGCGCTGGCCCGGGCGGAATCCGTGGAGCGCGAGGTGCAGATCGCATTGGACCGGACGAACGGTCGCACCCTCACGGATGGCGGTCATTTCGCTACCGGCCAGGCCGGGCGGCGTTTCGCGTTCTCGGCTGAGCGTATCGATGCGATCAAGGGACTGTCCGACTGGATGCGGCCGCTGTTCCCTCGCATCAAGCCGCTGGCGATCGACTGCATGCTGGGGCGCCTGTTCGCGAAGCACAAGAAAATTGGTATTTCGTTCCAGGACATCTCCGATTCGTTCGGTGGAAACTCGAAGCTCTACCAGCGCGCCAGCTTCAAGATGCAGAACCATCTTCGCCAACTGGAGGAGTTGGCGATCCGGCACCTGGAAGAGAGGTTGGTCAAAGACGGAGTTGCCTTGCCGACAGAAAGTGTTTGACGGAAATGTCCCAACACATGTATATTTTGCCCATGATCGAAGTCATTGCGACTTGATAAAGAATTTAAGTAAAAGCCCTGCCTGGCCCATGCCACGCGGGGCTTTTTCTTTGCACCGTGCTTCCTTGTGTGGCGCGCTTTGCCGGGCCTGCAGTGTGGTCCGGCGCTCTTATTCTCAACGACGAAAGGCGGTGGTCCTGTCTCGATCCGCTGCAAAGCGGGGGATACAAAGCAATCGTTCGTTTGCCCGGCCCGCCGGGCTTTTTTTATTCGTAGTACAGATGTGTGCACAAGGGTGAGCCAATGGCGAATGTACAGGTCAAGGGACTGCCTGAGTTGCTCAGTCGGATGAACGACCTGGCGCGCCAGCAGGCGCCGTTTGCGATTGCCAAGGCGATGACCGTAACGGTGCGCGATGCCAAGACCGCAGAGGATCGGTACATCCCGCAGGCGTTCGACAAGCCGACGCCATTCACCCAGCGTGCCGTGGCATTCAAAGGTGCGACGAAGAGGAACCTCTCCGCATCGGTGTTCATCAAGGATGCGCAGGCCAAGTACCTGCAAGCCGAGGCTGAAGGCGGCAAGCGGGAGTTCAAGTCATTCGAGCAGAAGTTCGCGGGCAGTGGCCGGGCATTGGTCGCCCTGCCTGGCCCCGGCGCAGGGCTGAACCAGTACGGCAACCTGACCAAGGCACGGATCAAGCGCATCGTTGCCGACCTGGCCAAGACGGGGAAGGGGAATCGCCTCTTTCTGGGCGCGCCGAAAGGTAGCGCCTTGCCGGCCGGTGTCTATGCGCGGACGGGCAACTCTACGATCGTGCCCGTGCTGGTCTTCGCCAACTCGGCGATTTACCAGAAGCGCTTCAAGTTCGACCAGGTCGGCCGGGCCACGATCGAGGCCCGGTTCGTGCCGAACATGGTCCGCGCCTGGGCTGAAGCCGTCCAGACGACCCGGCGGTGACGTGGGCGTCGACTGCGTTTCTCACAGGCAACGTCCGAGCATCTGCATGTTGTGAATATGCAACATATTTCCGATGTGCAACGCATTTTCGTGGGTCCTTCCCGGGGTCGGCCTATCGTGGGTAATTCGCGCCTCGATGTTCGTGTCGTTACAAACTTTTAAAGGGGTAGTCACCCGGTAGTCAGTAGTCAGTAGTCAGAACAAGGGTAGTCATATGGCTTTGATGGGTTATCGCGAGTACTCGCGCCACGCGGGCGTGACGCTGCGCGCGGTGCAAAAGGCGATCGAGGCGGGACACATCAAGGTCACGGGGGAGAAGAAGATCGACTCCGACCAGGCCGACCGCGATTGGCGCAACAGCGACGATGTGCCGCGACCCATTGTCAGCATCGACCAGCCTGAAAAAAAATCGCTTTCTCCGGCTGCGCCCGGCAGCGTGGGACGGCGCGCCGCTCCCGATTCCGATGACGAGGCCGACGAAGGCGACGTCTCGACGAGCGAGTACCGGACGCACCGCGCGTCGCGTGAGAAGTTCAGCGCGCTGAAGCAAGAGCTTGAGTACCGGCAGCTGGCCGGCGAGCTGATCCCGGTCGAGGACGCAAAGCGTATCGCGTCGACGACGTTCCGAGGCATCCGCGATGGCGTCCTCAACGTGCCGGCGCGCCTGAAGGACCAGCTGGCCGCGCTGGACGATCCGCATGCGTGCGAGCGCCTGATGGAGTCGGCGCTCGCCGACGCGCTGGCGAGCATCGACATCGGCAGGCTGCTGCAGGAACAGGACGAGTAAATGGGAGCAGTCGACGAATTCATCCGGTCCATCACGGAGGCGATCCGGCCGGACAGCCGGATCCCGATCGCGGAGTGGGCGGAAACGTATCGTGTGCTGCCGCCGGACACGCCGGAGCCCGGACCGTGGCGCAACAGCCGCACGCCTTACCTCGTCGGCATCATGGACGCGCTGTCGCCGGACAGCCCGTACCGCGAGGTCTACCTCAAGAAGGGACACCAGCTCGGCGGCTCGGCGCTGGGCGAGAACTTCATCGGCCACGCGATCACGTCGGCGGCCGGGAACATCCTGGCCGTGTTCGCGACCCTGGAGGACGCGGAGAAGTGGGAGCTGTCCCGCTTCGAGCCCATGCGGCTCTCGACCGCGGAACTGAAGAAGCGGATCCGTGACGCGAACGTCAAGGGCTCCGACAACACGAAGCGCCGCAAGAAGTTCCCCGGCGGCTTCATGCAGCTGATCGGTGCAAACCGGCCGGGCGGCCTGAAGTCCTCGACCATGCGCTACGTTCTGCTCGAGGAGATGGACGAGTATGCCGGCGACATCGGCAACCAGGGCAGCCCTGAGACGCTGGCCAAGAAGCGGACGAGTAACTTCGGCCGCAAGGCGCGCATCTTCGGCAACAGCACGCCGACGATCGTCGGCAGCTCGCCGATCGACCGCAACTACCTGCGCGGCGACCAGCAGAAGTACATGGTCGCGTGCCCGTGCTGCGGCACGCGCCAGTGCTTCAAGTGGTCGCAGATGAAGTGGCCGGAGGGCGAGCCTGCGAAGGTCCGCTACCTCTGCAGCGACTGCGGCGTGCTCAGCACCGAAGCCGAATGGAAGACGCGCGGTTACGAGGGCGCGTACTGGCAGCCGACCGCCAAGGGCGAGCCTGGCGTGGCCAGCTTCCACTTGCCGTCATTGTATGCGCCTCTCGGATGGCGCCCGTGGACAGAGCTGGCGGGCGACTGGATCGCTGCGCAGAAGGATCCTGTGTTACTGAAGGCCTTCATCAACAATGAGCTGGCCGAGTGTTGGGAAGACCTGAGCGGCCAGGTGAAGGGCGCCGAGATCGCGAAGCGCCGCGAGACCTTCCAGCTGCGCACGATTCCGAAGGGTTGTCTTGCCCTGGTCATGTCGGTCGACGTGCAGGGCAACCGCCTGGAGTACCAGATCCTGGGCTTCGGCCGTAACAAGAAGCACTGGGTCATCGATTACGGCATCATCGACGGTGACCCGGCTAAGGACGACGTGTGGACCCGTCTCACCACGCTGCGCGAGCGGCCGCTGGTGAACAGCTTCGGCGTCTCGATGCGTGTGCAGACGTGTGCAATCGACTCCGGCGGTCACCATACGCATGAGGTCTACCACTACGCCAGGCTGTACCGGCATGCCGGCGTCTTCGCCGTGAAAGGCGCATCGACCGCCGGCAAGCCGATCATCGGGCGTCCAGCCACGATGGACGTGAACCACCGAGGGCGGACGATCAAGGGTGGTGTGCAGCTCTGGCACGTCGGCACGGACACCGCGAAGTCGCTGCTGTTCAACTACATCTCCTCTGATGAGGAGTCGGTCCCGGAAGACCGTTTCATCAGCTTCCCCACCGGCCTGACGGACGAGTACTTCGAGCAGCTGACAGCCGAGGTCTACGACGCCGGCAAGTCCCAGTGGCGCAAGCTGCCTGGCCGCCGCAACGAGGTGATCGACCTGTTCGTGTACGGCTTCGCTGCGGCGTATCACCCACTGCTGCGGCTCGACACGATGCGCGACGCCGACTGGGCCCAGCTGGAGAGCATGATCGAACCAGTCAACGGCGATCTGTTCACGGCCCCGCTAACCATGACCGGAGACGCGGCGCCGGCGGAAGCCGATGCTGGCGACGCGCCGCCGGCGCAATTGCCGCAACCTGCGCCGGCCGCTGCGGCATCGCCTGCGCCGGCGGCGCAAGACGAACAACCACCCGAAAGCACATGGCTGTCGGGTACTGATAACTGGCTGGACTGAACATGGCATTCACACTCACTCAACTCAACGCACTCGAAGCAGCGATGGCATCCGGGCAAACCTCGGTCAGCTACGACGGCAAGCGTGTCGACTACCGCAGCGTGGGCGAACTGGTCCAGGCCAGGAACATCGTTCGCGCGGAGCTGATCGCTTCCGGCCAGCTCGGCGCGGGACCCCTGTCCAACCGCGGTCCGGGCGCGCTGACCACTTTCAGCCGGGACTGATATGAACCTGATTGACCACCTTGTCGGGATGATCAACCCCATGGCTGGCTTGCGCCGGGCCCAGGCGCGCAGCGCGCTCGAGCTGATGCGCGGCTACGACGCCGCGAAGGTCGGCCGCCGGACCGATGGCTGGGTCGCCAATGGCGGCAGCGCGAACGTCGAGATCGCGCCGGCGCTGTCCCGCGTGCGCAATCGCTGCCGGGACGTGGTGCGCAACAACGAGTACGCCGCCAAGGCGATCGAGACGCTGTGCGTGAACACCGTCGGCGACGGCATCGTGGCCAAGGCGCCGGACCAGCAGCTGTGGGACGACTGGTGCGAGTACTGCGACGCCGACGGCCAGCTGGACTTCAACGGGCTGATCGACCTGGCGCACCGTACACGGCGCGAGGCCGGCGAGGTAATCATCCGCTTCCGATCGCGCTTACCGGACGACGGCTACGAAGTCCCGCTGCAGCTGCAGGTGCTCGAGCCCGATCACATCGATACGACGAAGATGGGGCCGCTGCCCAACGGCAATTACGCGATCGCCGGCGTCGAGTTCAACCTGATCGGGCAGCGCGTCGCTTACTGGCTGTTCCCCGTGCACCCGGGCGAAATGGCGAGCTACCAACTGGCCAGCCTCGAGAGCAAGCGGGTGCCGGCGTCCGAGGTGCTGCACTACTACCGCAAGCGCAGGCCCAGTCAGGTGCGCGGCATGCCCGAGCTCGCCGTCTCGCTGCTGCGCCTGCGCGACCTGGCTGATTACGAGCAGGCCGAGCTGGTGCGCAAGAAGATCGAGTCGTGCTTTGTCGCGTTCGTACGCACCGACGACACGTCGATGCGGCTGGGGAGCGAGGTGAAGCAAACCTCGCGTGCGGTGAACGAGAAGGTCGCGCCCGGAATGATCAAGTACGTCTCGAACTCGGAAGGTGTCGAATTCGGTAATCCGGCATCGGGCGGCGGCTATGGCGACTACACGGAGACGCAGCTGCACGCGATCGCGGCCGGCGCCCAGGTCATGTATTCGCAGATGACGGGCAACCTGTCGAACTTCAACTTCAGCAGTTACCGGGCAGGCCTGGTGGAGTTCCGTCAGATGATCAAGGCCGAACAGTGGCTGGCCTTGAAGCCGATGGTGCTGGCGCCGATCGGGCGCCGCTTCCAGGAAGTGGCGCGGCTGGCAGGCAAGACGCGCAAGCCGGTGACGGCGATGAAATGGACCATGCCGAAGCTGCAGTGGGTCGATCCGTTGAAGGATGTGATGGCGGCGAAAGAGGCGCACCGCGGCACGGTGAAGAGCATTTCGGAGACCATCCGCGAAATGGGCGAGGATCCCGACACGGTCTTCGCCGAGATCGCCGCCGAGCGCAAGAAGCTCAAGGACCTGGACATCCTGACCGACTCCGATGCGGCGGTCTCGCAGCGCCTGATCGACGCCGGAACCGCGGCGCAAATGATTGGCCAGGAGTAGAGCCGTACCCCTTCCTGATACCCGCCCCGCCGGCACGCGCCGAGCGGGGCATTTTTTTAAGGCGACACATGAATCCAAAAGACATCCCTGGCGAAGTCCTGCAGATGCCCATGCAGGCTCGCACGGCCCCGATCACGACGGTCAACGCCGATACGCGCACGGTCGACCTGGTGTGGACCACCGGCGCGGGCGTGCGGCGCTACGACTGGTACAACGATCGTTACTACGTCGAGGAGCTGAGCCTCGATCCCAAGCACGTCCGCATGGGACGCCTGCAGTCGGGCCAGGCCCCTTTGCTCAATACCCACTCTCGCTGGGATCTGAGCTCGGTGTTCGGCGTGGTCCGGTCCGCGTCGCTGGAGGCGGCGCAAGGCGTTGCCACGGTCGAGTTCTCGAAGCGCGAGGATGTCCAGCCGTACTACCAGGACGTGCTCGACAAGATCATCTGCAACGTCTCGGTCGGCTACACCGTTTTTGAGTACGACCGTATTCCGCCATCCGCCGATGGCCAGCCCTGGATCTACCGTGCCATCGACTGGGAGCCTAGCGAGATCTCGCTTTGCCCGATTGGCGCCGATGCGGACTGCGGCACGCGTAGCGACGATCCGAACCAGCCGAACACCAAACCGGGCCCGGACGTGCGCATGGCGCCCTGCAAGTTCAATACCCGTAGCACCCCAGCAGTTCAACCGCCGGCAGCCGCCGGTAACCAAACCAGAAAGGAACCCTCCATGGGTGTACAAGACACGACGGCGGCGCCGACCACGGCGCCAACCCAGGCTCAACTCGACGCGGCACGCGCCGAGGGCGCCACGCAGGAAGCGGAACGCCAGGCCGGCATTCGCGAGGCGGTCCGCCTCGGCGGCCTGGACGAGGCGTACGCCCAGCAGCTGATCGGCCAGCGCGACATGTCGGCAGCCGATGCCGGCATGGCGGTGCTGCGCGAAAAGGCGAAGCGCGACGCGGCCGCACCGACCCGCAGCTCGGCCGATATCCGGACCATCAGCGACGAGACCGAAATGCGCCGCGCCGCGATCGGCGACGCCATCGTGCTGCGCGCGAACCCGAATGCGGCCTTCCGCAGCGACGCCAAGCGCATGGACGCCGCGCGCCAGTATCGCGGCATGACCCTGATGGACATGGCGCGCGAATCGATCGAAACGGCCGGCGGCAGCGCGCGCAGCCTGTCGCGCCGCGAGATCGCGGTGATGGCGCTGAACCTGGACCGCGACATGATGGGTCGCGCGGGCATGAGCTCCACCAGCGATTTCCCGCAAATCCTGGCCGGCACCGTGAACCGTACGCTGCGTGCCGCCTACGGCATCCAGCCGCGAACCTTCACCGGCTGGGCGCGCGAGTCCACCGCGCCGGACTTCCGCGAAGTGGCGCGCACCCAGCTGTCCGAATCGGCTGCGTTCAAGCAGATCAAGGAAGGCGGCGAATACAAGATGATCACCTTCGGCGACTCGGCCGAGAAGTACTCACTGGGCAAGTGGGGCGGCATCGTGGCGCTGACCTGGGAAACGATCATCAACGACGACCTGGGCGCGTTCGACCGCATTCCCCTGGCGCTGGCGGCGGAAGCGGCGGCAATCGAAGGCGACATCGTCTACGGCATCCTGACGGGCGCCGCGGCCATGTCGGACGGCACGGCCCTGTTCCATGCCGACCACGGCAACTTGGCCGTTGTTGCCGGCGCCATCACCGACGTGACCCTCGGCGACGGCCGCGCCGCGATGCGTAAGCAGATCGGTCTCAAGGGCCGTGTGCTGAACCTGACACCGTCGTTCCTGATCGTTGGTCCGGACAATGAGGGCGCGGCGAACAAGTACACGTCGGCGTCGTTCGTCGCAGCCAAGGCCGGCGACATCAATCCGAACTACAACACCAGCCTGGAGGTCGTGGTCGATCCGCGCATCCCGGGCAAGGAGTGGCACCTGTCGGCTACCCCGGCGCTGGTCGACACGATCGAGTACGCGTACCTGGAAGGCGAGCAGGGCCTGTTCACGGAGACCCGCCAGGGCTTCGAGGTCGACGGCCTGCAGATCAAGGCCCGCCACGTGTTCGGCGCCAAGGCGATCGACTGGCGCGGCATGTACAAGAACGCCGGCGCGTAAGCTCGGTTCGTTCGCAAGGGCGGCCAGCTGATGCTGGCCGTTTCGCTTCTCCGAAGTCTCCAATCCCATAGGAACCATATGAAAAACTTTATCCAGAAGGGCAGCACGCTGACGCTGTTGTTCGCCGCCGGCGCGGTGGCCGGCCAAGCGGTATTGGTCGGTAAAATCTTCGGCGTCGCCGTGGCGGATGTCGCTGCGGGCGACACGGGCGAGGCAGCGACCGAAGGCGTCTTCGAGCTGCCCGCACTCGGAACCGATGTCGCCGCCCAGGGCGCGATCCTGTACTGGGATGCCGCGAACAGCCGCCTGACCACCACGGCCGCCGGCAACACCCGCGTCGGCGTTGCGATCGTGGCCAAGGCCAACGGCGCGGCCACGGCGACGATCAAGATCGACGCAGTCATCGCCTAAGCCATCCCATGGTCTTCGATGCTTCCGTATTCTGGCCGGCCTTCAAGGATGCCGGCATGTTGGACGTGGCGGTCTACCAGCCGCTGAATGGCGTGGCAGTGTCGTTCGACGTCGGCTTTTCTCGGCCTGACCAGGTGGTGCTCGACGGGATGGTGCATACGACCGACTACAGCATCGAGTACCGGGCCGCCGACATCGAGCTGCAACGCGGCTACGTGCTGCGGATCGATGGCGTCGACTACAAGGTTCGCCAGACGCCTGCGGCGAAGGGCGACGGCACGTTCTATGTTGCTTCGCTCGAAGAGGTGTAGCGATGACGCTGCGCGAAAGCTACATCCAAGGGCTGATCGATCTTCTGGCGGCCATCCCGTCGTTCCCGGCCGGCGTGCACCGCTCGATGTCCGTGGCGTTCAGTCGTGAAGACAGCCCGGCGCTGATTGTCCACCGCGGCGCGGAGGACATCGAGAACAGCCTGGGTGACGATACAGAACGGCACTGCGAGATCCTGATCAGCGTCGTCTCGCGCGGCGACGCCCCCGACCAGGAGGCTGACGAGGTCATGGAGATTGCGCACCCCGCCATCATGCAGTTCAGCGCACCGGGGCTTTACCTGGTCGAGGAGGTGGGCACGAATGCACCAGTGTTCGCCGGCGCCGACGGTAACGCCTGCATGGTCACTACCCGCTACAAGGTCCACTACTGCACGTCCAGGCTCAGCCTCGGCGCCTGAGTCTCTGCGGCATCACCTTATACCGCACAAGCGGTTTTAACTTTTGGAGGATTTACATGTCCGGAATTTCTGCACAAGGCAGTACCCTGCATATCGCGACCGGCGATGGCGCCGCGAAGAACATCACGGACATTTCCGTGGGCTTCCCCGCGATCGTCGAAAGTGTGGGCCACGGCTTCACCAACGGGACTGTGGTCGCCCTCGCTGATATCGGCGGCACAATGGCGGCCCTGAACGGCAAATCGCACGTCGTCGCGAACGCGACGGCTGACACCTTCGCACTCCTCGACGTCAACACGACCGGCCTCGTCTACGCGGCGGGCGGTACCGCCACGCCGTCGCAGTACACCAAGATCAACGGCCTGCTGTCGTTCGATGGCTTCGATGGTGCAGCGTCCGACATCGACTCGACGGACCTGGACAGCCAGGCGATGGAATACATCAGCGGCCTGCGCGACGAAGGCAAGTTTGGCTTCGAGATCAAGGTGCTGGCGGCCGACAACGGACAGATCGCCCTACGCGCCGCGCGCACCAGCGGCGCTGTGGTCGGCATGAAGCTGACGTTGCCGGACGGTAGCGTGGCGACTTTCAGCACGCTGGTCAAGTCGATCCCCAGCTCGGGCGCCGTGAATGCGCTGCTCAAGGGTAAGGTCGACACCAAGATCAGCGGCCCGGTCGTGTGGAGCTGATCATGGGCCTGCTCTCGAAATCGGCAATCCTCGGCGCCGCAGACCTGAAGCACGAGGACGTCCCTGTACCTCAGTGGGGCGGGACCGTGCGCGTGCGCGTCATGAACGGCATCGAGCGCGACGAGTTCCGCGCGGCGCTTGCCGCTGCAGGCGACACGGTCCCTGTCGGCAAGTTCTCGGCGGCTCTGCTCGCCGCCACGTGCATTGACGAAAGCGGCGCCCGCCTGTTCACGATGGAGGACGTCGAAGCCCTGCAGGCCAAGAGCGCCGCCTCGCTGGACGCGCCTGCGGCCGTCGCCATGCGCCTGAACGGCCTCGGTGCGACCGCGGTCGAGGACGCCGCAAAAAACTCCGCGAGCGGCCAGAGCGGAGATTCTGGTTCCGCCTAGCGAAAGAGCTGGGCATGAGCGTCCGCCAGGCGCAGCTGCAGATCAGTTCGACCGAGTTCACCGAGTGGATGGCGTTCTACGAACTCGAACCGTTCGGCGACATCATCGCCGACCTGCGGCATGGGACGGCGGCGGCGCTCCTGGCGAACATTAACCGCGACAGCAAGTCCCGGCCGGAGCAGTACACAGCCGAGGACTTCATCTTCTGGCGCCGCGAGGATCAGATAGCGGACGACGCGACACCAGTCCTGCTGGATGACCCTGTGGCTCAGTCGAACCTGCTGCGTGCGGCGCTGTTTGGGCTGCCTCCGAAATAGTTTGTGGCATCATTCCTCCCGTCAACATTTAAGGGAGGGGTGATGAAGGCAGCGATTCTTGCGTGCGTTCTAGCGATGGCAGCTGTTGGCTGCACGACAACAAGTGGCGTACAGATTCAGCAGTCACAGCTGTCGAGTTTCCAGAGGGGCGTTACGACCGACGAGGATGTCATCAGGGCACTCGGGGCGCCGACCATGTCGAGCGCGACATCTGAAGGTGAGCGGGTGCTCGTTTACTCGTTCGCGCAATACAAGGCCTTCGCTGCCAACGGGGATATGAAGGCCAATTCGGTAGTGCTGAACTTCGATAAAAGCAGGAAGCTGGTGTCGTACACCACGTCTGACATGAACCTCAACAGCGCGACCGCAGCAGGTGGTCAACCGTAGTAGCAAAACGTTGCGCGCAGGACGCGTGCCGTCATGAACAACAGAGAGCTCGCTGCTGGCGGGCTCTTTTTTTTGGAAGACAGAATGGCAAATCTCGGCTCCCTCATCGTTACGCTGGAAGCGAACGTCTCAAAGTTCGTTGGCGATATGAAAAAGTCCAGCGAAGACACCGAGAAGGCGATGAGGCGCATTGAGGGCGCCGTCGAGCTGGGGAAGACCGCACTTGAGGCGTTGGGCGTCGGCCTGACCATCGGCGCTTTTGCTGAGCTGATCAAGGGCACGATCGATGCTGCCGACGAGCTGCGCGACATGTCGCAGAAGACGGGTGTCGCGGTCGAGACGTTGAATGGGCTCGGGTTCGCTGCAGGCCAGGCTGGCGGCAGCCTGGAGAGCATCGCGGCCGGCGCCACCAAGCTGAACAAGACCGTCGCTGAAGCGTCGCGCGGGAATCGCGATTTGATGGAGCCGTTCGCCAAGCTCGGCATCACCGTCAAGGACGCTTCCGGCCAGCTCAAGACGGCCGATGTCCTAATGGCCGATCTGGCAGACAAGTTCAGCCAGTACGCGGACGGGCCAGAGAAAACCGCAATCGCGCTGCGCATCTTCGAGGATGCGGGTGCCGACATGATCCCGCTGCTGAACGATGGTGGCAAAGCGCTCCGCGAGAACATCGAATACGCGAAACAATACAGCGGGGCGACGGAGGATCTGGCTAACGCGGCGGACAACTTCAACGATACGATGGGTAAGCTGACCATCCAACAAAAAGGCTTCTACAACTCGATGGCATCTGCCGTGTTGCCGGTCCTGCAGACCGTCGCCGACGAGATGCTGGCCGCTGCCGAAAATTCGGACAAGTTCTCCCTGGCGGGCGAGGTGGTCCGTACCGTCCTCGAGACGTTCGTCGTCGTCGGCTCCGAGGTGGGCTTCACCTTCAAAGCTGTCGGCACGGAGATCGGCGGCATCGCCGCGCAATTGGCCGCGCTCGCGCACGCCGACTTCAAAGGCTTCAATGTGATCAGCGAGGCCATGAAGGCCGACGCCGAGAAGGCGCGCAAGGAGCACGACGAATTCATCAAGAAGGTGTTGGACCGGACGCCCAAGCCGGCGGAAAAGCCGGCCGAAGACGCCGACACCACCAAGCCGAAGCCGCGTGCGCCCAAGATCCGTGGCAGTGGTGACGACCCGACGAAGACGCTGCTGGACGGTCGGATCAAGGCGATCGAGGCGGCCTACGCGAAGGAGCGCGACACGGCGGCGTTCCAGGACCAGTTCATGCAGGAGCTCCGCAATCAGGAAATCGTTGATGTGCAGACGTATGCACAATACAAGATCGCCGCGATCGAGCAGGCGCGGGACGCCGCTGTGCGTGCATACGACACCGAGATCGCCGCGTTGCAGAAGGCGAAGGCAGCAGTTAGTAAGGAGTCCGAGAGGGCCGGGCTGGCGAACCAGATCAACGAAAAGGTCGCGCTGCGCGACAAGGCACGGACCGACGCGTCGCGGGCGCTGGAAATACAGACGCTGAGCATGGGCGCCGCCCAGTCCGGTCTCAACAAGACCATGCGCGACTGGAATCGTGAGCAGGGCCAAGCGGAGGACCAACTCAAGTTCAATAACGAGCTCTATGGGAAGTCAGCGCTTGAGGTCGCGAAGCTGACCGAGGCGCGTCGCCTCGAGCTCGATATCGAGGAGAAGATCCGGCAGGCCAAAGAAAAGGGCACGATCACCGAGGAGTCGATCGTGCAGTATCGCAAGGACGCTGCCGACCATGCCGAGCGCGTCAACAAGCTGCAAACACAGGGCATCGGGAACCAGGTCGCGCAGCAGCTGCAGACGCCGGCCGAGGCCGAGCGACAGCTGCACGAGAACCGGCTGAAGGATCTGAAGTCCTTCCAGGACCGCTCCCTTGAAAACACCATCGAAGGCAACCGTCTAATCGAAGTGGAAAACCGGCGGCACAACGAGACGATGGCGAACATGCAGCTCTCGGCTGCGCAAAACATCCTCGGTATCGCCGAGTCATCGGCTGGCCAGTTGTATGACGCGCTTCAGGCTGCAGGTCTGGAGCAGACAGCGCTGGGTAAGGCGATGTTTTATGCCCAGAAGGCAATCCAGGTCGCGACGATCATCGTGAATACCGAGGTGGCGGCCGCGGCAGCTCAGGCGGGCATGATCGCTGCGGCAGGCGCCACTGCAGCAGTGTCAGGCCCGGCAGGGCCGGCGATCCTGGCAGCGGGCATCGCGAGCGGTGCCACTTATGCTGCGATCACGCGGGGGCTGGGCTATGCCGCGGCAGGTATCGTCGCCGGTACCGCCATCGCTGGCAAGCGTGCGAAAGGTGGTCCAGTGTGGGATGGCGGCGCGTTCCTGGTTGGCGAAAAAGGGCCTGAGATCTTCCGGCCGCCTACGCACGGGACGATTATCCCGAACGACAAAATCGGTGGTAGGGGCGGGGACATGAAGCTGACTATCGTGAACAACACGCGGGCGCCGATCGGCAACGTCACCGAGCACCGGATCTCGGCCACGGAGCGTGCGCTCATCATCGAGGAGGCCGTGAACGCTACTGCATCTTCGCTGGCCGACCCGAATAGCCGCACGTCGCGCGCAATGAACCGTAACTATTCCGTGCCGAGGTCCCGCTCATGACGAATCCAGTGATGCCGAACGGTTTCACGCCGACCGTTTCCACATACTCGGTGGATGATCCGGGCGGCGTGCTGCGCACCGAGGTCGCCGGCGGCGCCGCGCGCTTCGGCCTGGACTGGGACCGCGGGCCGCAGCGCTACCAGGTGACGCTGATCCTGGATTCGCTCAAGTTCTCGGTGTGGACGGCCTTTTACCACCACATCATCAAGAAGGGCGCGATCACCTTCGACATGCGGCTCGACTCCGGCTTCGGCCCCGATCTGCACGCCGTGAACATCATGCCCGGTTCGTACTCGGCCGCGCGCACGGGCGGCACCGCCATCGTGGTGTCTTTCGTCGTCGAGGCCGAGAACAAGGTCTACGAGATGACAACTGCCGACGCCGCCGGGATGCTCGACGTATACAACACCTATGGCGCGGGCTCCAACGCGCTGCTGCAGCGCCTGGCGACCTTCGCCCTGGTCGACACCAACGTGCTGGACTTCTGATGAGCCTCGACCTTGAAACGCGTCTGCGCCGCTTCCTCGCGTCGGCGCCGCAGACGATCTGGACGATTGCGACGCTGCAGATCAGCCACTCGGCCATGAGCAAGACCTACCACCTCTGGCGCGAGCCCTACGCCGGCCAGACGGTCGTTGATGGCGTGCTGGTCGATATGGATCCCTGCAACATCGAGATCAAACTGGCCGGCAACGAAGGGCATCTCGACCAGAAGTTCGACATCCGGATCGGCTTGGTCGACATCGAGGACGAGTTCCGCGAGCAGCTGGACCGGATCCCGGTCGACACGACGGAGAAGATCAAGCTCGTGTATCGCGAATACTTGAGCGACGACCTGACGACGGCGCAGGCGACGGCGGTGCTGCAGGCCGAGAGCATTTCGTATGCCCTTGGCGCGGCCAGCGTCAGCGCCGTGTCGCCGCGCCTGAACATGAGCCGCACCGGCGAACTCTACGCACCGAAAGACATCCCGATGTTGAGAGGATTCCTGTAATGAATATCAACGATTATCTGGCAAGGCAGTACGACACGCCGCCTTGCTGGCAGCTGGTTGCAGACGTCTACACTTCCGAGCTGGCCTTGCCGGTCACGGACTACAAGACCGTCAACACGTCGATCCGCGCGATCGCCAGCGCCTTCCGCATCGCCCTGCACAAGTCGCCCGAAGGCTTTGCCCAGATCGCGGAGCCGGCCGATTACTGCGTCGTCCTGATGGGCAAGACGGCCGCGATGGGCCTGCATCACTGCGGCGTGTTCTACCAGGGGAAGGTGCTGCACGCGCTCGATGCCGGCAACCGCTACGAGGAGATGTCGGTAATCCGCGACGCCTACGGCGTGATTGAATTCTGGGCGCGCGCAGCATGATCCGCATCCGCTTATACGATTCCCCGTTCGCACCAGCGGCGCCCCGGGTGTTCGAAGTCCCGAGCCTGGCGGAATGGCTGCTGGACCACTACGGACCGGCGCCGGACGTTACGGTCCAGATATTCCGGGGCGAACCCTGCGCCGAGACCGAGATCAGCCGCGATGCCCGGGCCATCCTTGCCGGCGACTGCGCCGAGTATGTGGTGCTGCAAAGCCCCGGTGCGCAGTACTACGCGGTGATCGCCATCGTCTCGGCGATCATTGCTGTGGCGGCGATCGTACTGATGCCGAAGCCGGTCATGCCCAGCAACGTGAACCGGACCCAGCAGAGCCCCAATAACGCGCTTGGCAACCGCGAGAACAAGGTGCGGCTGCTCGAGCGCGTCGAGGACATCTACGGCACGGTCAAGTCGATCCCGTCGTTGATGATGCCGACATATAGCAAGTACATCCAGCACTCGAAGTTCGAATATGGCTACTACTGCGTCGGTCGCGGCTACTACGACATCGACGAGGTGCGCGACGGCGACACGCTGATCGCCGACATCGATGGCGCCAGCGCGGCCTTCTACGCCCCATTCACGTCGCCGAACAGCGGCACTCCAATGCTGCAGATCGGAGATCCGATCGGTGACGCCGTCGTGACCGCGAAGCGGGCCATCGAGGTCGACGGGATCACGCTCAAGGCGGTCAACCAGGTGCAGCTGCCGGCCAGTGCGAAGTACCGCTACACGCCGGCGGCCGGAGGCGACACGATCACGCAGATCGACAAGAAGCCGAACTTCAATTCGGTGATCGACGTCGGGGATCAGATCACGGTCGTGATGGCAGGCTTTAACAAAACCACGTACGCCGGCCTCGATTACGACGGGTCGAAGGTCGACGAAACTGTCGTCGCGGGCCCGTATAACTATTCGGGCACGTATACGGTCGCCGCGGTCGACGATGGCGTGATCACGCTGACCACGGCCAGCTGGCCAGCCGAGAAGGAGGTCGACAGCGCGATCACCATTGTGGGTGCCACGTACGTCACGGACTGGGTAACGCTGCCGGAGGCGGACCGGACCGAAGTGTGGTGCAACGTGGTTGCTCAGAACGGCATGTTCAAGGACGACAACGGCAAGCTGATCACGGCCGTCAACTTCACCATTCAAATCGAGCGTCTGGCCGCGGACCTGACGCCGACTGGCACCGTCGAGACCGTTACCGCCTCGCTGTCGGGAGCGGTGCAGGACGAGCGGGCCGTGACGGTCGAACATGTGACCGGCTGGGCCGGGCCGGCGCGCGTGCGGATGTACCGGACCACGCCGTTCGACTTCGACTTCAAGGGGACGGTGGTCGACGAGATCAAATGGACTGATCTCTACAGCGTGTCGCCGGTATCGAAAGCGGAGTTCGGGAACAAGACCACCGTGCACACGGTGACGCAGGCAACGGCGCGCGCCACGGCTGTGAAGACCCGTCAGCTGAACTGCCTGGCGTCGCGCAAGCTCCCGATCTATAACGGCGCATCGTTCTCCGGCGCGCTCGGCGACGATGGCCGTCTCGTGTCGGGAACTATCGCGGCCACATCGAGGCTGGTCGACATCATTGCCGCAGTGGCGATCGACCCCAAGATCGGGCGGCGCGATCTGGCGTCCGAGGTCGATATGAAGCAGATCTGGGGCGTGCAGCAGGCGCTCGATGCGTGGAATCCCGAGTGTGGGCACTTCAACTATACCTTCGACACGGACAACACCAGCTTCGAGGAGGCCGTGGTCATGATCGCCAACGCCGGCTTCTGCATCGCGTACCGGCAGAACGGCAAGATCCGGCTGGCATTCGACCAGGCTCAGGCGAACAGCACCGCGCTGTTCACGCATCGGAACAAGAAGCCGAAGGCGGAGACGATCACGCGCACGTTCGCATCGGACTCGGACTATGACGGCGTGGAGTTCGTGTACGCCGATCCAGACACCGGCCAGTCGGAGACGATCACGCTGCCGCTCGACGGCTCGCATACGAAGGCGAAGAAATTCGAGATCGCCGGCATTCGCTCGTTCGCCCAGGCTTGGCTGCGGGCGAACCGGGAGTATCGCAAGCTGCTCGGTCAGCGCATCACCATCGAGACCACGACGACGACAGATGCACGCTCGTTGCTGCCGAACGCACGGATCGACATCGTCGACAACACGCGCTTCAAGTCGTACGACGGTGAAGTGGTGGGACAGGATGGGCTCACGCTGACGCTAAGCGGTGACGTGGCCTTCGTGCCGGGCCAGCCGCACAGCATCGTCCTGATGCGCCGGGATGGCTCGTTGCAGAGCATCGCCTGCAGGGCTAGTGCGGAGCCGAACCAGGTCATCCTGCAGGCGTTGCCCAGCGAGGAGATCGTGACGAGCTATGGGTCGGATGGTATTCGGACGATCTATAGCTTCGCGGCCGATAGTGCACGCGGTGCGCAGGCTTACCTGGTGCAGGAGATGGATCTCTCCGACCCGCAGTACGTCACGATCAGGGCCATCAACTATTCGGCCGACTATTACGCTGCGGACTACACACCGATTCCGAGTAGCGCCGAGATCATCAATTTTTAAGGGTGAGATATGGTTGAGCAGGTTCAGGTCCCTCATAGCGTGGTGGTGGATAAAGTGCCCCTGCCCGCGGAGATCATCGTTGGTGGGCTCGCCGCCAATCTGACGGATTTTAGGCTTTACTCGAAAGGGTATGACGGCGTCGTGATTCGGCTGTCCGGTCGGGTCGAGATTACGGACGACAATGTGACCAATGCGCTTGTGTATCTCCCTTGGGTTAAGGCAGGCATCGGAAACCTCCCCCAGTATGTGTCCAGCACGAAGCTTTCGTTCAATCCTGCGACGGGCCAGCTCAGCGCAACCTCGTTCGCGGGTAGTGGGGCGGGGCTGACGGGCTTCACGGCCGCCCAGATCGAAGCTGCCTTGGAATTTTCGCCGGCTGAGGCCGTTGGGCATCCGCTGCCTCCGGAGGCAACTGATCTGCCTACAGCGATTACGCTTCTGAACAGCATGCGAGCGGCAGCGGTCAGCAGTCGTATAGGTTCGTAAAAAAAGGTAGTAACCGATTAAGCGCCCAAGGCGCTTTTTTTTCATCTAGACAAAAGGATTTGCATGCCGGCCTTGAATATCAACGACCTTAATAACGGCAAGAAGGACCTCGATTACATCGCCGAAATAGCGACATCGATTAATGACACTGCCGTTGATCGGCTCGGAAGAACCAAACTTACCGTCACGGGGGCGATCAATTCGCTCAAGGCGTTTAACCTGCGCGGCGCATTCGCTGGCGGTACGTTGTACGCGACGAAGGATGTCTACGTTAGCGGGGGCATCGCATACGTCGCCTTGGTCGACCACGTATCGACGACAGTTGATGCGGATCAGGCGGCAGGCAAGGTTACTGTCCATCAAGGAGCTACGCGGGAGGAACTTTCTGTATCTACCGGTTCGTCCCTGATCGGCGTGGAACAAGGCGGCACGGTCCAGGATCGACTCGACCACGCCGTTATCAACGTCATGGACGCACCATATAACGCCACGGGCGACGGCGTAACCGACGACACTGCGGCCATCAATGCCGGCATTGCATACACCGCGCAGCGTGGACTTGTCTTGTACATGCCGGTAGGCCGTTACAAATACACAGATGCGCAGAACGACACGGACAATATCTGCATCGTTGGCGAAAAAATGCCGAACATCAACGGGGATGAAACTGCGCTTGAGAACGGGACGATCATCGTTGGCACGTTCAAGCTAAGGGGCAAGAACGTCTCCCTGAGCAAAATTGGTGTTGACCATGGCTCTGCCGCATTCCCAGACACCGCAGGCAACGCGCTAGCCATCAGCGCCAGGCTGGCGCCATCGGCGGGCGTGAACAGAAACGGCACCGCGCGATTAACCGAAGTCGTTGGCCTGTGCCGAGACCCGGCCGACGCCTTCCATGCCGTGCTTGTTGAGGGCTATTACGACGCCCACATTGACAGGCTAGTTGGCTGCAAAGGTAATTTCCCCATTGCCCTAAAAGTGCAGCGCTTGAATATCGGCACGATTCATTCCAAATCCTCGGGACTCGATGGCGTTATCTTCAAGGCAGACACACAGTTCGGCGATTGTGACTCGGTGAACGCCGAGAACATCATCGTGGAAGGCATTGCTGGAGCGACCTCGAACCTCATCCGCGTTATGTCTTTCGATGCCCAGCTGGAGCGCATCAACATCGCCAATCTGGTCGGGAAAAATTCCACGCGGGGAATCTATGTTGACGTGAACGGTTCGACCGGAGTGGCAGTTAATGAAATGGTGGTGAGCAACTATGCTATTACGGGCGTTGAAACCGGCTTCCTGATTTCCGCAGGTGCTGGCGCGATCTATTCCGTGAGGATCGGTAACGGCTCGGCCACGAACGTTTCCGGGCGTGTTCTGGATACCTCTGGCACGATTAATTCAATCAGCGTCAACGGGCTGTATGGTTCGCTTACAGCAGATTCGCCCAACGTACAAGACGCCATCAATATCGGTCCCGGCGTCGCCAGTTTCAGCATTGACAATACGGATTTGGTAATTGCCTACAGCGCGACAAACTTGGCCGGGATCACGCTCAACAACGGATATACGGCTAACTGGATCGGGCAGGGGAAGTTCCAGATTTCAGGTGTCGGCATTCCGCGTGACGGGTATTCCGAGCCGACTATCATCGGAATTGCTCAGACCATCACGCCGGTATGGGATGGCCGAAATAAGGAATCCTTTGTTCGTGCTCTTCCTGATGTTGGCGCAACTGTCAGCACCATCGCACGCGAAATGCCGAACGGCACCCGGTTCCCGCGCGGGTATCGCTTGACAATCATAAACGACACTGTGAACGACCTCATCATCAATAACAATTCGGCGGGGTTCATCCTTAACCGTGGGGCGGTCGCGTTCACGTTGAAGTCAAACGAGGCGGTTGCTTATGTGTTCGGCAGCGCCGTTTGGCACATGACGACCTGAGCTGATAACCATCTTCACCCGCCTATCCAACTATGAAAGTCCAAAACATGAGCGAACCCATTTCCGGCGCAGCCGCCGGCGTAGCAGGCTGGAAGGTAATCGGCAGCCTCGCTGGTACCGGCGTCGGCGCGGGCCTGGCGGCCTACATCGTCATGTCGATGACGAAGCCTAAGACGGACCAAGAGTGGCGCATTGCCCTGCTGTGCACGCTGGCCGGCTCGATCGGCGGCGGCGCTGCGCTGATCAGCTGGCTCGGCCTGCAGCGCTGGGCGGACGACGTCTTCGGCCTAGTGGGCATGTTTGGCATCGCATTCGCGTGCGGCCTGCCGGCCTGGCTGATCATCCGCGCGCTGTTCATCTACATCGACAAGCGCCGCGACGCCGATATCACGCAGATCATCGCGGACGGCGCGCAAGCTGCGAAAGCCGTGAAGGATGCGATCTAATGGACGCCGACGACCTCCGCAGCATCATGCCGCTCGCCCGCAAGCTGGCCGACCTCTTCGCCACGCCGTTGACGTCCGCGATGGCCGAGTTCGGCATCGACACGCCGCAGCGCCAAGCCAGCTTCATTGCCCAGATCGCGCACGAAAGTGGCCAACTGCGTTTCACTCGCGAGATGTGGGGACCGACGCCGGCGCAGCGCGGATATGAAGGCCGTGTCGATCTCGGCAACACGTACCCGGGCGATGGCTTCCGCTATCGCGGCCGCGGCCTGATCCAGATCACCGGCCGCGCGAACTACAGGACGTGCGGCGCGATGCTGGGATTCGATTTGTTGAGCTTTCCGGAGCTGCTCGAAGGGCCGACGCTGGCTGCGCGGTCGGCGGCGTGGTTCTGGCGCAAGCACGGTTTGAATGCGCTGGCAGATGCAGGTGAACAGGTCGAGATCTGCCGGCGCATCAATGGCGGCAAGAATGGCCTACAGGAGCGTCTCAACTTCTATGCCGAGGCGCGGAAGGTCATCGTATGAGCCGCATCGGAGACCTGCTGATCGGCGTCGTGCTGGCGGTGCTGCTTACGGTGGGGGGATGGCTTGGCCTGCGCCACTATGGCGCCGAACGATACGACGCGGGACACGCTGCAGCGATCGCCGAGCGCGCTGCAGCCGACGCCGCTGCCGTGGTGAAGCGCACGCGCGAAAACGCTACGACGGCCGTCCACCAGGTGGCAAGCAACGCAACCATTACGGAGAAAAATCATGAAGAAATTCAGCCTGTGCGCGAGCGCATTGTTACTCGTCGCGTGTACGTCGGCTCCGCGTTATGTGGTGACCGACCTGCCGCCCCCACCGAAGCGCAAAGCGCCGGCGGCAGCAACGAAGCCGATCCACCCGGCAGGCTGGTTCGACAAGACGCTGAGCGAGATATTAGAGCGCTGAAGCTGCAGGTCGAGGAAGACCTGGCCACGGGGCGTTCGTGCCAGGCCGTGCTCAAGGACGAAGGCATGGTGCCCTGATGGACCTGCACATCATCGCCCTGGCCGCGCGCCCGAGCTGGTGCTGCGCGTGGTAGAGGGTCAGCCGGTCATCGTGCCGCCGGCACCGCGGCCGCAGCCAGCCCCACCCAGCCCGACGCCCGCTGGTACTACTTGCACGTCGCCCTGACGGTCATCGGGGTGCTCCGACCTTCGCGAACCTGCACGACGCAGTTGGTCACCCTCGGGTCGATCTGTTCCCACCATGCGATCGTCCTGTCCTCGCCGTAGAAGCAGACGAGCCACTTGCTCTCACCCGGCTCGAAGCCATGGTGCAGGTCTCGGCCGCCCTTCACCTTGTGGGGCTCGCCGACCAACGCCTGTTTGCCGTTGATCTCGCCCGCGTACATGAGGGCGTTGCGCAGCGGGGACTTGGCGACGAAGCCCCGTCCCTTGTGCTGGTACGGCACCTCGGCCAGAGCCGTGTCCGTCGAAGGGTAGGACTTCGGGCACTCGATGACCTGTGCATGCACGGACGGCGCCAGGATCGTGCAAAGCAGAAGCGCGCGCCTCATTTCATCACCACATAGAACTGATCCGCATTGTCGCTGTCGTGGTGGCCGGCGCCCGGCTGGTAGGGGCGATCGCCGTAAGCCCTGATAGGCCTGGAGTGGACGCGCTGCCCGACCCACTGATCCATGACGATAATCGACGTCGCCCGGCCGCTGGTAATGCTGCGCCCTCCGAACCCCATGAACAATGCAGCGTGTGAACCCTTCTTGTTTGGAAAGCGGAAGCCGCCTTTGCCATCGGGTTCGAAATTGGCGATCACCGTGCCCGGAGCAAGGGAGCGCAGGTCGACTACACGCGGCCCGCGCTTCCACGTGCTTGTGTGCCCGGCGCTCGTCAGCCGCTGCACGAGCGCGACGCATCCGCCGTCGCCGTACGACGCATGCCCTTCCAGTTTCTCGATTTCCCCCGTATAGACCACGTTGCCCATATGCCCTCCTGTTGTCGATGAGGACATAGTGGGCGTGTTAGGTTTACGACAACTTGGGCGCCGTCAACTCTGCAAGTTGACCAGTTCGGCATCTTCGATGCCGCCGCGCCGGTTCCGCGAGCACCCGGCAGATGACAATGGTGGAGCGAGGTCAACAGGCGTAGCTTTTGGCGTAGCATTGCCAAAAACGTTCAGTTCTTCATAGGGAAATGTACTGCTGCATCATTGGGGTGTGCTTTTCGGTCGCGAGGCGTTTGGCCGCATCGGCGTTGATTTCGCGTGGAACGTTCATGTGGTCAAGATCGGGGACAGCGGGGC